ATATTTCTCTTGGTCATTTCTTTTTCGATTTCAGGAGAAGTAAGGAATATCCTAACTTTTCCAAGAAATTCTAATTTCATTTTTAGAAAAATATCTTCTCGCTTTTCGAGCTTCATACTTTTAAGTTTATTTATAGTTTCTTGTTCTTCAGCAGTCAAAAACTCAGCAACATCAGCGTCGGTCAGCTTTCTACCATTCAATGAACTATCCCAATTACGGTAAGTTTCTTTTTCCTCTTCAGTTAATTCTGAAAATTCTGTAACACCTATTTTTTCTAAATATCTTTTTAATATATCCATAATTATGCTGTTTCTTGTTGTAATACTTGATTGTTACCAAATGGTCTTCCTCCTTCTTGAGCAGGTACATCACCACCTTCTAAAGCTGGGTCCTGCTGCTGCATAGGATTGCCCATTTTTTGCTCTTCGAAAACAATAGCTTGGTCAATCTCATCTGGAGTTAAATCAAGTGTTTCTAATTGTTTTCTTTTCGCCATTATTAACGCTACTGGGTTGTCTTGAAAGTTTTGAATAATGAACTGTGATTTCTGAAGAGCGTTCTGATTCATTATATCTTTATCAGCTTTCATTGTCACCTCTACATTATAACCTTCTGCTAATTGCCATTCTGAAGGCATAATTTTCTTTGTTTGGTAATCTCCTTTTGGCCCTTTTTTATCAAGAATAATTATATCTTTTCTAGTAGACATTAGTTCATAGAAAATTTCACCAATTTGTTGCCATGCTCGTCTGTAGTGTTTTGATGAAACTGTATTTCTTCCTTGTGATTGTTGAAGGTTAATTTCAACTTGTCCTAGTGTTTCACGTGAACCACCAGAAATACCACGCTCTGTTGGAGTTTGGGCAATAGAAGATTGAATCATATCCTTCAAGAAAGCAATCTGGTTTGATGTATCACCAAGTTGTGGAATTTCCATTTCTTGAATAATATCTTTTGGATTTCCAGGTACACCATACATACCGAAAGGTTTTGGATCAAACGCTCTGGGTTGGAATGTACCGTTCAGTGTGTTGTAGAACCTCATACCGAATCCTTGGTACGCTCTGTTTTCTACATCCTGTGAGATGTACATATTAACAACTTTATTTACAGTTCTAACTGAATCACCTTTACCATCACACCAAATATCAACAACATCTGGATCATCAGCCCAAGTAACGATAGGGACTCTACTCAAACCTCGAGCTTCTTTAATTGGTTTATTAAATAGCACCACTTTATCAGCACCAAAAACAATAAAATGACGAACAAATCTGTTTTCTTTAGCATTCCATACAAGATCGTATGATTCATTTAATTCAACAAGAACATCTGATGCGTTGTAGTCATCAAAGTTTTCAGCTCCAAGATCACGAAGTCTCGCCATCTTTTCAATGTATGCTTCACGCGCTTCACCAGCTTGTATAATTCCTTCTTTTGTATCTAAATAAATTTTCAGGTTTTGTTTAGCAACTTCGTCATATTTTACGTTTGCTAAAATTTCACGTAGTGGTCTAAAAATATGTGTACGTTTTAGATATTGAGCCGAGTTTAAATCCAATATATTACATTTTGGATCAATTTCAATGTCATATGGGTCAATAATATCAACAAAGAAATCACCTTTGCTAATACCACAAACTTTAAATGAGCGACCCTGTAGGCCAACCACTTTTTTATCCATGTTATCCATTATGTCCAAACTCAGTTTGTCATAGTAGTGTTTCCAAAGCTCATCAACAATCATCTCACCAATTTTGTGTTTTTCTGTAGAACCTTTGGCAGCAAAACTTAGCATTGGTGGTTCATCTATTTTGGAGATCCAGGTCTGAACTGACTCTCGCATAATAGGAATATTTATCGGCTGACGTTGAGTCAAACGATTTGTTTTTACTAGGTCTCTATATAATGCGTAATTTTCGTTCCATTGTAGGAAACGTCTTTTCTTATAATCTTCTGATTCGCGTTTTTGTGAAACGTGCTTGTTGATAAGTTTTAGATTTTTTTCATCCATAAAAATATTATACCATTTTTTGCACAGTTAGGAAGTATTGTGGAGCCGCCGAGAGGAATCGAACCCCTGACCTATGCTTTACAAAAGCATTGCTCTGCCAGCTGAGCTACGGAGGCTATACATATAGTATACTATATTCCGAACTCTGGGTACATAGGTTCTATACCAGTTTCCTTTCTACTTAGTTGTTGGTATATACTTTCTTTCTGTATCGGTCGTGTTGGTATATCCCAAACAGCAAGTGCAAGACTCATCATACAATTGTGTACTAGCACATTATTAGCGAAGTATTCAGGCTTTTCTGAAATTTGAAGGTTGTACACCATTTCGATGTCTTCTCCAACAGAGTGTTCTGCAGAATTTTGCATCGTCTCTGATTTTTGGAGTAAAGGTTTTCTTACAAAATTCACACTCTCTCGGTTCAAGATTTCTTGTTTTAATATGTATTCTGGTGTGATCTTCTGGTGAAATACACCCCAAGTTAGATATTTTGTTATTGAGAGGATTTTCGTCTTTGTGATGGATATGAAATCCTTTAGGGATTGGACCATTTTTATCAATCCAGAGTTGCCTATGTAACGCAACTGGTGGTTCTTTCCATTTGTCGTGTCTCCAATAATAGACCCTGTGTGATCTTCTTTTTGCGTTTGGTTTCCTATTATATCTTTTGCCTTTGTATATGATAGTTTCTGTATCTTTTGTTTTGATGAGTTCCATACATGTAGTGTATCATAATGTGTTACCTTAGACAACGATTTTTCATTCCCGTCTGCCAAAATAACAGGGTGGTTTAGGGTCCCTCTTAATCCGATATTATTTATAACTTTCTTAAGTTTACTCCTTGTCATTTCAACTGGTTTATATCCTTCTCTGGTCATAACTAAGTCACCGACTTTTATTTTTTCAATCGGCACCTGTCCTTTATCAGTAAGGATCTTTGTTCCTTTTACAAAACAATCATCGTGCATTGGCTCTGGCACCACCACTCTTGACCTGCCAGTCGCACCGATATCCCAAACAGCTGCTTCCAACTGTTGTAGTAATTCCTCATCATCAGGAATCTTTATTTTATTCTGCTCTAATAATATCTGTAAGTTAGTCAATAATTCATTCCTAGAATTGAAGGTAAATGTATATGGCGCGATGTTAATTCCTTTGTTCAATAAATCATCAACAATCGGTACACCAACACCAGTGCTATCCATTACCACTCGTCCTTTGTTGTGTCTCAAAAACGCTGCCTCAATCTTTGTCTTCTGCAGTGTGTAGTCTATCTGATTAAATGAATCCTGTGGCCCAACCTTAAATGTTGTTAAATCAAATGGAGTGATGACAGTATAATCGTTCACCTTTGCAAGGTCGACTCCTATTTGATATTTCCCAGCGTCATTAAACTCATATTCATTAACTGGGTATGTCCTACTCCTCACGTCCTGGAATACAGCACTGGCGTTAGATGTGAAATCACAATTATGAACAATCCTAGAGTTCGCAACATAACTATTATCTGTTTGCACTTCAAAGTTATATACAATTCCGTCAAAGTCAGACACAGTAACATTTGTAACTGGTGCTATCACAGAATATTTCTTAGGTTTTATTTTTGAATTTTTATCAAGGAAGGTAGATAATTCCTTAGCTTTTTTATTTATTCGTACAGTATAAATATTCTGACAATTAACTTCTCTTCCTTCGATCATTTCCTTTCTAGCTTTCTTTGCCAAACTAAAACTTCCAGTATAGCCAAGTGAGTTAGCTAATAACTGAACCTGGTATGCTAGAGTCTTCGATATTGTTGTATATAAGTCACGATGCTTACCTATATTACATCCATCGCCTTTAATCAAAGTATTATAAACTACTTGCTCGTGTCCTGCAATTAACTCAAGTGGTATTTTTTTATTTCCAGCACCAGAGCCACAATTCTTGATTAGAAATTCTCCAAGCTCTACACTATTAACAACAACATTCGCAGCTCCACGACCGTTTTTGTAAATTTTAGCACTATAGTCTAGTGCTTGTAATATTTCATTTTGGTACTCTATTTCATTTTCATTCAACGAAAAACTGACTTGGTTGTTTGAAAAACTGCCTTCTGCTATAAACCATGCAATTATCTTTGCATTATTGGCAGATATTATTTTATTTTTCTTTAATAGTGGTTTTGGTATTGTTATAAAATCTCCTTTCTTAAAGTGCTCAGCCTTCTTCCAACTATAAGTAACACCATCATCTGTTGTTCTAATTGGATGGTTTAATGTTGATGAAAGTGTTTTATTATTTCCCAATGATTCAATATTAATTAAATCACCACTATGTTTATGCTGGAATGTTCTCAGCACTTTACGGTATCTATTCGCATGTGTTAATACCCTGTCACCTATTTTAATATTAGAAATATCCTTAACACCATCATCTGTAATAATATCAGTGCCTTTTGGGAAACATTCGTACTCCTGATCAAAGTATTGTTGTGTCATGTTCATCTTCTCCTCCAACAGAATATCCTCACTTAGTGCGCGAGTCTTTGATACCGGTAATATTTCTACGTACCAGTTAGGATTCTTCTGCGCTTTTATCAATAATTCATATGCATGGTTCTTTCCACGAGGTGTGAAGATAAAGACCGCCCAGCCACCGTTTTCAGCCAAAATAGGGGATGTTAGCTTCCATACCTCAGGTTTCATTAGTGCATATTCCGAAAACACCACACCTACAGGGTTAGTACCAACGATTCTATCGATGTTATCACCACCTACCATCTGCAAAATACTCCCATTAGTTAGCTCAACAATCATCTCCGACTCATTGGTCTTCTTTATTATCTCCTTTGGAAAGTGATCCAAGAATCTAAATCCTTCTTTATCTGCACCATTCCAAATAATTTTCCTGGCTTGATTGTACGTTGGCAAGAAGTAAAAGTAAGTCCCTTTCCTCTGCATCATCTTCTTCGCCAAGTTAGCAAACACCATCTTATCCTTTCCCATACGCCTATGCGCAACCAACATCAACCTCTTATATGGTTTAAATCCATTCTCTTTATTACCACTATCCCATGCGTTTAAAAATGGGGTTTGGTATGGACGTGGAACGAAGAGGTGCGGGAGGGTTATTTCTGCCATAATTGTTTTTTGTTACCCCTTCGGTGTTCTTTGGTTTTAATATACATTATTTTATTGCATTATTAGTCCTTCTGCTTCTGCCTTACTTATCATATTACCATACATTTTACCAGATATGGTTTTTAGTATGTGAGGTTTTAGCTGTTTCCTATACTGCCTGCTTTGTTCATTCTTCGCATATTCCCATTGTGTTCTATAAGCTTCTAACTCCTGCGATAACCTAAAATCAGCATCATCTATATATTTATCCCACCATTCATTCGGATTCATCAGCGCCTGCTGCTTCACATGTGTTAATTCATGAGCAATCAGATCTTTCGACAACTCATTTAAACTATAAATAGTATTACCTACAGTAAAAACAGCACCTGCAAAAAAATCAACACCAAATTTATCTACGCACCTTTTATATATATGCTCTGGTGGCAGCTCTTGTTTTATATTAACCATTTTCTTCATCCATTAGTCTATGTAATACCTCTTCCTCTATTTTAACTATTTTTGCATCGTGCTTTTTCCTGGCAATAATTTCTTCTTTGTAATTTGCAACAAAATAACGAATAACAGCACTCCTGTTTTCCTTCTCAATGTAGCCATCTTTTATTGCATATTGTACCGCTTTATCTAGGTCTTCTAATTCCTCATCTGAAAACCTCAAAGATATTATATTTTCTTTCATATTTAAAGTATTACATAAAGTAATACGTTTTGCAAGCTCCGTATTACGGATTAGAGCCTTATTCTTAGCCGTTTTTACTTTTTGTATTACGCTACGTATTACAAACGTGGTAGTTGTGAGTGAAATTGGTTAGTTTTAAAAAAACAATACTCTAAAAAACCCTTAATCTTAAACACTTTGTACCCCTTACAGGGTGAATCACCCCTTAAGGGTACTAAATCTTAAGCAAAAAAGCAAGTGGCTGTGGCTACTACGACACATATATGGCCTTATGTCGATGATGTCGCACAATATATATCGTAATTGAGAACTGATCACCTCGGCTTTGAAAAATACGCCTGGTGAATTTACCACCTATTCTACCTCTAGCTCTTAACCTCAATGGGTGGCGTACCCGGGTACCATTATTAATATCTCTCATACTCCCTTACACCACTCACCATGACTACTGCTTAGCCCTGTGGTACTACAATATACCCCTCACGCTCTACGTGTTGGGTTGACTAGATACCTATGCATCACGCTCTACACCTGATACGGTGTGCTACGCACTCTATCTCTATGTCCCTTCGATCACGTCTCCCTCAACCTCTACGTCTGTTACACCAGACCCGTAATTAACTATCTTCACATTAACGCTTGGGGCCTTGTCCTCTTGCGCCTCGCTATACTTACTACGCGCTAGGGTCTTTGTGATGAATTTACTGACGTCTACTTGTAGTTTAGCCATGTCTATAGTACCTCGTGTCCGGTCATCGGTGTCGATTTCTACTTCCAGGTACTTCTTTAAGTTGCGCTCTGCAATCTTCACCATGTCCACATTACTCTTTACATTGTCAGTTATCCAGTCTGGAGTATTTGATCCTCCAATACTCAATGCAGTCGTTTTTGAGTAGCCTCCTTGGATGAATGACTGGTACAGGTTACCAAATGTAGGGCTACTTGGGTCTGTGTATAA